AGACTTAATATATCGCACTGCTTCGAAATATGATCGACCAGATGTGTGCATAATAAATGCAGTTAGGTCACAAATATGCTGACAGGAAAAGCAGAAAAAGAATCCAGACTTCTTGTCAATTTCACCAGCAGGCGAACGAGAGTTATTGTGGAATGGGCAAAAGATAATATAGTCAGAGTCTACTTCTGATTCAATTGTGATTCCTGCACCTGCGAGGATTCTTTTGATTTGTTCGGCTGTGTATATATCACTGTTGTGCCGTCTATTCCTGCTATCCATTCTGCTCTTTTCTTTCCTACATACGTTCCATATAAAGATAATCTAAATTCAAATATTTCCTGTGTACTATTGTATTTTATCGTAAAGTCTGGGTCTATGTCAAGTCTTACACAGTACCCTGCCAATTTCATTTCTGTTGTTACAAGCCTAACATATTCAGTTCTCAATCTACCGATCGCTGAATCATCGTGAATGTTTCCATCCATCGAAAATCGTTTAATAGACTTATGGTGTATATTTGCCATGCATCTATTATACTATCTTCTTTGGCTAATTATCCTCGTAATCCTTGTACTTGTACCAACCCTTGTCGAAGTCTACCTGAACCAAGAACTCACCCATAAAACCATTACGATTCTTACGGAATACGCATTCAATGATGTCTGAGTTAGTTCCACGACCAAGAGCCATTACCCAGTCAGCGTCATATGCAATCTGTCGTGACCAAGCAGTCTGTCCCAGAGTAGGAACAGTATCTAGTTTATTAACATCGTCTGGCGTAGCAGATGAAATTGCAATAACAGGAACCTCTTCACCAATAGCAAGTAGTTTTAGTTCACGAGATAGGTTCTTCATACGAACAGTTTCATTGTCTGCTTTTTGGTTTGGTGACATCAACTGTAGGTAGTCAACGATAACGAAGTCTGGTTTGTACTGATCAATCTTACCACGAAGAACAGCAGGAGTAATATCTCCACCAGTATCATTAGAGATAATATGGAACTGTGGCTTGCCCTTTAGTTCCTTTGAGTGCCAACGCTTTAGGTCTTCTAGTTCTACCTCTCCGTTAGACAACTTGCGGTGTGACCATAGACCCTCACCCATAATAGTAAATACACGGTTGCGGACCTCTGTCTCACTCATCTCAAGTGAGATGACTAATGGTGACTTTCCAGCCTTCCATGCCTGTACCGCAAAGTATAGCGATAGCCATGACTTACCAATACCTGGATAGGCTAGGAAGACACCAAGTTGTCCTGGCATGATTCCAGCAGGAAGATAGTTGTCGAAGCCTGGTAGACCAGTCTTAATGCCAACCTGACCAAGAGCCTTCTGCTTCTGGAGGTTATCATAGTATGCAAGTGCTGATTCCATATCAGTTGCATCGATGTCACGAATTACTGCCGTGCTCTTCTTAAGTTCTGCGGTCTTTGAGATTAGAGTTTCGAGTGCTGCTGACGACTGACCATTCTGTACGTCTGTTGCTGCAGCACGGAGCATCTCCTTGACGCTACCGTCCAGGAACTCTGCCTGTAGTTCTTCGAGGTGATACTTAGTTGCACCAACACCATCTACAGGAGTAAAGTCACGGAACTTTTCAACTACTAGCGATACTGGTGGAACCGTTCCGTTGTGCTCTGTATAGTCACGAACGAACTTCCAGATATCGTTGTGGGTACGCAAAAGGTTGTCCACGTTTGCCTGTAGCAAAACGTGTACCTGCTTATCCTGCAATACCGCTGAAATTAATTTAGATTCTACGTTACTCATTTAACCATGCCTTTGCCCTTGCTCGGCGTTCGGCTCTCTCCTTTAGATCTCGTTCATAGTCTGCTCGTCCATCGACGAGTTTGTCTGCATAGTTGGCGAACCATTTCCATGCTGGGGTATGCGATACTTCAAAGTAATATTGTAGCAGGTCATAGCACCCTTGTAAAGAGTAGGATTCGATTAGGGCATCTGCTGCCCATTGCTCTACATTTAGATTAAGGGATGGCTTTTCCTCATACTTAGCAGTATGCAACTTGCTATAGCGACTGAGCAAAGCCATACGGTCTTTGCGTTCAGCCATTACTTGCTTTCGATCTCGGAGGCTGCTTCTTTAACCTTTTCTGACAACTTTGCCTCTACGAAAGAGTACACACGGTCAAAGGCTTCATTTGTGTTTTCTCCATCACGCTTGCTGTCTGATACAGACAGGTCGATGCGGAGTGATTGGAAGTTACCCAGGTTTAGGGTGTAGCCCAATCCCACGGTTACTTTAGTGTCTTCGTTATTCATACCCAGTTCCTTTCAAGAACTTATTTATTAAATGCTCTCGGACCAGATGGGGATAAAACGTCCGTCTTCGGTCCTTGTATATGTAAGTATACCATCTCCCATACGGCGTGTCAACTCCTGTCTTGTAGGAGTTATGTCGTTAGTGATTAACTTATCGTTTCTAGGTCTTCCCTGATGGTAGGAAGCAAGTATATCACGAATTTCCATTACTTGCGACTCTGAATAGTAACTTCTTACTTGCCATCCTGTAGCACCACCCTTTTGGCTACCTGTTGGATGAGGAATGATTCCTCGTTTCATTAGTGATGGCATATACTTCTTGTGACGATTTACAAGGCTTGCAGTTTCACCAACTGTATAGGCACGTTCTCTATTCTTTTTAAAATCAGTAACTAGACAACTTTCAATTTGATCTTTGTTAATGTTATAAACAGACATAATTCCATTAGACTTATTTAAGTGGTGTATACGAACAAGATCTCCGTTTAGGAACCAAACCTTCTTGTTTCCTGGAATAACTGGAAGATCGTTATACTTTTTCTCTTCGATAGTTGGTTTGTGATGTAGAGCCATTAGGTCTCCTATACTGACGGAATGCCGATAACCAAAATATTAATTCCAGCAGTAACGTTGTCTCCACCGTCAGCAAATCTGACAGAAAATTCTGCCTTGCTTGTCGTAACGCTTGTGACTACAACAGATGCGGTTTTACCTGCAACCAAAGAGTTGGAGTCAACTACTGGTGTGGCTATCACAATTGGTGGTGCAGAAAAGTTATAATTAAAAATAAAAGGTTCCTCTGTGGTAAAGGTGTCATTTGCATTTACCTTCTTATTGGTGATAACCTTTGCATATGCTGCATAGATGGTTGCGTTTGATGTCTTGACAGATTTCTTTGATGTATCTGTTTGACTCTTTACATCTACAGTACCCTTCTGACTCGCCAATCCTGCTGCAATGTTGTTAACACCTTCTGCAAGATCGTAGATGAATGATACGTCGAGAGGTTGACCTCGTGTTGGTAGTGGAATTACTTTTGCCATAATGGTTCTATTATACCATGCCTAGGCAATTTACGAAACTATATTACTATACTGCCCTGGAAGAGGATGGATGTTGGGAACGAGGTAGTTGGATCGATGATGCTACCTTCATCTAGAGTCGTGTACGTTGGTATCAGGACGGCTACGTCTACGCTTACGACATTGGCTCCATCGATAGTTGCTGGAACGATGTGCTGAAAGTTGTTCACTGAAACAGTTTTTACATAGTACCAGTCTGCACTTGTAGCACCTTGTGCCCATGATCGAACATAAACATCGAACGTTTTCGTGTGTAGTTTTGCCGATCTCTGTACAATTTTTGATCCAGTAATATCTGTGGCTACAACATCTGGTGCAGTCTTAGCATATGATACAGTTGTTGCAGTCTTAGCAGACACAGTATATGTGCCATTAAAGATTGAATCTATGCCAGAAACGGTTATCTGGTCGCCAACAGAGAAATCGTGTGCTACAGGGGTTCCGTCGTCAGATAGCCCTGCCGTTGTCAATGTCGCCACATTGTTTGTCAGTGCTTTTTTAGAAACATATTTAAATACAATGGCATCGTTTGGGTTCCAGGTTCCAGACAATGATATTGCAGTATTGTCCTGTATCTTAGTTCCTGTAAGAGATACAGAGGTTGTTGGGAAAGTAACCTTACCAATCCTGTTTGGACCTGCTGGTACCTCGAAATTCTGCGACCATTTAGATGCCTTACTCTTGTCTTCAGAAACTATTCTAAACTTTAGGTAGTATGCAAGATCTTTCGCTGAAGTGGCATCCTGTCTGTACCTTAGTTTAGGAAGTTCTGATGCTGGAATTCTAATGAACTTGATCTCATCAGCCATTAGATATCTACCGCAAACCTAAACTCAATATAGTTGCTTGTGTTTGGAGCCTTAATAATTGTAGAGGCATAGCCGTCAACATTGTTGACTACAAGAGAGTATCCTGTTAGACCATATACAGGGTTCTGATTAGACACATTTTCGAATCTCAATCCATCTAGACATACATAAAATTCGTCAGAAGGCTTTCCGTTATATATTGCAGTTGCGTATACCTTTGCATTTTTCACAGCATCCCAGGTAAATCCAGAAGTTTTTGTTAGGTCTTGCAATTGCTCAGAAATCACAAAGTATCTATTTTGTGATAGGTCAGCCTGAATAACGTTAGATAGGTTTTGTGGCAATGTTACAGTCTGATCTGCTACAGCCTCTGTATCATATATGTCTACTTCCATGGACGCTACCTGACCTTGCCCATATGCGTCGTTAGATGTAAACTCTACGATAACCTTTACACTTTCTGGCTTTTTTACCAGACCCTGGTTTGGTACGCCATCTGCATTTACAATAGAAAAAGCAAGTCTTAACTCATCGATTGGTGAGTTTTTCTCGAATGGAGTCTTTGTGTTAGTCAGGTGAATGTGGCTTGATCTTCTTGCAAAAACAAAAGATCCACTGGTTGTTGGTGTGGATGACACATTTGGGATTCCGACTCTATCGTAAGTGAAGGTTGTTGATGTTGGCACTGCCTTGATTACGTATGTTCCGTTAAAAGTTTCTCCCTGAACATCTACCCCAGTAATTTTTACAATATCTCCAACTGATCTTCCATGTGCTGAACTTGTGGTGACCGTTGCTATTCCATTAGTTAGTTGGACATTTGACACTCCGATAGGGCTGGAATCTTCCCATTCGCTAATAACAGACAACTTTCCACTTGCTGGCAAAGTGTCAATCTTTGAGTCTAGTCCAGAAATAAAGATTGTGTTATCCAAGAATCTTGGCTGCTCAAATCTTTTCATTCTATCCACATCTAGGAATATGTCGTTGCTTCCTGTTGCCTGAAAAACCTGCTTGCCACCTGTGACATCAGACTTGATCTTGTTATCCTTTGCAATTCCGTCCAGTCGTCCATTGATAGTAGATATTGCCGAAACTGTGTCTGTTTTTGCATCGTGGTATTGCCAACCCTCATTAGATGCAAAAGAGTATAGGATTCTGCTGTCGGTATTTGCTGCTAGAGGATTTGACTTGGCAGAGAATAGTCCAATCTCGGAAATCTCATACCTATCAGTCGATGGCAACTCTGCTGTTAGGACTACTTTAGAAATCTTTTCTGGATTTCCAAATTCATCTAGGGTTTGTGCCTCTTCAGTTATGTAGCCACGAGATATAATTGGTACACGGAACATCTCAAAGTCGAGAGTTGTTTTCGATCTAAAGTTTGGGTATACCTTTGCTAGTTGAGAGGATACAGAGGTTGTCTCAATACCTGATCCAGAATACCCTGGAATTCTAAAGCGAACGTCTTTTCCACCTGTAGGGTTTGTAACAACGTCTGTCACCAAGTGTGTTCCATCGAGTGCATCGTCAACATTAACCACATCGATGGTCATTCCTGGCTCAATTTCACTATCTGCAACAGTAACCTTTGCATTACCGTTTATAGCCAAAGCCTTCGATGTGACCGAGAATTCAAGTTTTGATAGTGGCTTTGGTCCACAACCAACAGCAATATACGAGGCATATGCTGGGGTCTGCCCGACAAGGTATTTTGCTAAAATATTTTTTCCAGTATTAGTAATCATAGTTATCTCCTCTATTATAGCATTAACTAGTAG